GTAGGTCTAAATGGAGATATAAGAAAAGCTGTTGCATTACTACAAAGTCACGTACCCCCTGACTTTAGTATAGCAGCTAGGGAAGTAAGAGAAGACACTAGAGAAGAAATGGGATTTAGTAGAAATCAAGCAGGTGCGTTTGAAGCCCCTTCAGGACGTAGAACTGCTCATGAGGTAGAGACTGTACGAGCTGCTTCAATGATAAGAATAGATGAAAGACGTGATGCATTAGCAGACCATCTTGAGTCGATAATTAGGTCGTATAACCAAATAGTATTCTCGAATTGGTCAGCTCGTAGAGTGATTGATGTTGTAGGTCCAGATGGTGCTAGATACTGGGTTAAATTTTCTGGTAAGGAAATTAAAGGTGAATATCATTATAGGATAAACCCAGAGGAAGGTCAACCTCAAGATAAGAGAACAACTAGGAATGAGATGTTAGAGTTCATGGCATTAGCTAATAAAGTCCCAGGTACTGATATGCAATATATGATGAAGGTATTTGCATCTAAGTTTGATTGGCTTGATCCTAAGTTAGCTTTTCCTGGAGAAGGTGCAGGACGCAGTCCTGAGAAACCCATGGAATTCATGGACTTCGTAGGAACTCAAATGAAAAACTTTCCACAATTTGTATAGGAGGATTTATGAGAAAGGACTTAGCTGATGCAGAATATGATAATTACCTAGCTAAGAATAAGAAAGTCAGGGAATTAAGAGGAAGAAACATTGAAAGGAGAAATGCAAATAAAGGATATCATGGTTGGCACTTTGGATTAGGTGAAGACCCTGTATTCTGTAAAGATAAAGATGAGTTTAAAAGAGAGCTGAATAAACGAGGTCTTATAATGGGTGATGATGTAAAAGTACCCATAAAGAAGAATCTAAGATAAGGAGGATTTTATGAGTGATAACGCATCCACAGACAAAGTGGTGGAACAAACACATACTGCGAGGGAGCTTAGTCAAGAACTAAGTGGCAGTCCTATTGATAGGGCGATGGAAACTAAAACGTTATTCCTAACGTTTGCACCTGGTGTTAGAGCAGATGTTTCCTTTACTGGACAATGGTCAGGGAGACTAGTACGTTCTGCATTCAATGCAATATCAAAAGCTTACCGTAGACGGCGATATAAACAAATACGAGTTGAGCCAAAACTCGATCCTGCGAAAGCAGAAAAACCTGAAGGAGGTATAGGCGATGGAAAATGATGATATAAAAAAGGGCGATGAGAGTAAAAATGAAGGAGAAACAATATCAAAGGTAGACTTTGATAAAGTTTCTGGAGAGAGGGACAAATATCAGAAGGATTTAGACGATGCAAGAGCTGAAATCTTTAGTCAGGATTATATGGATTTTCTAGATAAGAAGGATAAACCTAATGTGGAAATTAAAAAGGAAGAAGCTATTCCTGATGAGAAGTTTGAGAAAATGTCTAAGAAAGAAATCTTTGAGCTTGCAACTAAGACTGCATTAGACCAAATCAATCAAACTATAGAAAAGGATAAGATTACTAGAAAGACTCAAACTGAATCAGCTAGGCAACGCGAAATTGCACGTTTTTCTATAACTCATACAGATTATGAAAAGTTTAGACCTGCTATGTATGGATTATCCCTTAAGGCTGAAAACAAAGATATGAATCTCCAGGAACTTTACGACGGAGCTAAAAAGTATGTTAAGTCTCTACAAGAAGAACCCACTGCAGAGGAAAAGATAAAGCTTAATTCCATGAGTGGTGGATTAAAACCTGGACAAGATTCAGGCACATATACATCTAATGAAAAGATTGATGGAGACGCTGCTGCTCATGAAGCTGCAGAAGAAACAGCTGAGAAGCTTGGACCTTTACCTAGTGCATAAAGTTTTTCCTTCTTAAAAATAGAAGGAGTTTATCATGGCAACATTGACAGAATATCTAAATACACTGTACACTACTACTTGGGCAAAGCGTAGACCTACTACGGTTGACCAGGTTATAGAAGAGAATAAACTTTTGCTCCTTATGAAGAGCAAAGGGATGATTAAATATGAGGCTACGGATGGACGTAGACTTGAAATCCCATTGAGGGTTAAAAAAACCACTACTTCCAAGTTCTTTGGAAAGGGTGCGACATTTACCATTACTGATTTCGATCCATTAACTATCGTCTATGACTACTGGAAAAACTTGGGTGACCAGGTTGTAAGGTATTGGGTAGATGATAAGACTAATGGTGGGAGTATCACTAGGCACATTAAACAGATGACAGCGAAGTTGGATACCGTACGGGATACATTACAAGAAAAAGTTGAGAATGCCCTATGGGAAGATACAGGTGGAGCAACCGTAGATGACTACAATGGCTTACCTTATCTAGTAGACGCTGCACCTAGCACAAGCACAGTTATCCATGGTATTAACCAGAGTACCGCAGTAGATGAATCTGGGAATTATTACTGGCGTAACCAACAGAAGACTTCAAGTGGAGCCTTCTCGGTATACGGTGAAAGCGATCTTACTAATGCAATGAATACCGCACAGCGTTGGGGACATATTGACCTATTAGTTAGTGACCAAACAACTCATGAACTAGGCGAAGCAGAAGCTCTGGAGAGAGTACAAGTTGTAAATAAGGAAGCCGTGGATTTAGGCTTAGACCATATAACTTTCAAGGGAAGAATATGGATTTGGAGTCCTTTATGTACCACTGGTTATACTTACATGTTAGACCGTAGGCATCTTGGTTTTTCCATAGACCCTTCTGTTAACATGGTTATGGGACCTTGGAAGAGAATTCCTAACCAATACGAAGATATGGTTACACAGATCGTACAACGTGGACAAGTATGGGTGGACAAACGTAGATGTCACTCAGTAGTTACAGGACAAGCAGCGTAACTTTCGCTCTTAAGCCAATAAGAGTAGAGGTAGCAAAAAACCTAAGGAGGTAGAAGAATGGCAGATATTACGACAAGACAACAAGGTGAAGTAGATGAGAGTGGAAAAGTAAACTGGAGAGGGGATCAAAGTGTACTCCCGCAGGGTGGACAGTCTGTATATAAGTCTTCCACAGTACAATTAGCCCAGTTGGGCTCAAGAAGAGTAGTTGGTGATAGAGTCTTTAGATATATGAAATCTAATGATGCTATTAAAGCTCGTCAAGCTGTAACTATAGTAGGTTCTGCATCTACTGGAGCAGGCACTATGATTACAGTTACGGGTGGTACAGGTGCTGCTGGCGGTAAGAGAATTACGCTTGACAATAACGCAGCAGGTACTTGTGCTAAAAACGAGTTTGCAGAGGGCTATATTGCAGTAGACCATGGAACAGCTCATACTGGTGGAACGAACGCAGGTGGGTATTTGTACCGAATTAAATCTCATCCTGCAATGGCAGCTTCAACTACAGGAGAATTTATCCTGTATGACCCATTGGTAGCAGCAGTACAATCAACTGATTTTGCTGTACTATACCAGAACCTGTACTATCAGGTAGGTGTAGCAACAGCCACTGGACAGTTACCCGTAGCTATATCTCCTGTTAATGCTACAAAAGGCGATTACTTCTGGGGACAAACATGGGGACCAGCCTACGTTAATGTAGCTTCGGCTATGGCAATTGGTGCTGCGTTCAGTTTTGTTGCTGGACAAGCTACCATTATCCTAGATACCTATAGGTATGCTGGAGTCATGTTAACAACTGGAAGTGTAGCATCTAGAGGCGGAATTGCCTTTATTGCATTAGCACCGTAAGTAGAAGTTTCTATTATATTAAAAATAACTTGGGGGCAGGTTAATCCCTGCTCCCTTGAACCCCATTAAAATTGGGGAAAAAAGGAGAAGTAAAAATGGCGAAAGCACAGAAAACTAAGGTTAAAGAAGAAGTAATAATGCCTAAGATTTTAATAGGCGTACCAATACTTGCGTGGACACATGAGTTTGCCCAGAGTTTTTTAAATTTCTGGACTGACCTTATGACATATCAACACAAGGGTAGAAAGTTCCATATTGGGTATCATTTTATGTATCGTGTACCAGTGCATAAGGCAGAGGAAACTTTAGCACAGATGGCAGTAGATAGTGGATGTACTCACTTATTATTGATGGATGATGATATCTATGATGTAACTGTAAAAGACTTTTTAACCTTGTTAGATGCGGATAAGGATGTAGTTGCAGGTGTTATGCATACATCAGGTTTCCCTTATGCTATGTGTGCATTTAGAAGATATGACACTAAGACCAAGGTTGCAGACCAACCTATTCTTAAAGGTCCAGCAAGATTATATGAAGTACCACCTGAGCAAAGAAAGGGACTTCAGAAGGTCGATCTTGTTCCATTTGGATTTACTTTAATTAAAACATCCGTCTTTAAAGGTATGAAGAAACCTTGGTTTAGTGCAGACAATCAAGCACCCACAGACAGTTGGTTTGCTGATAGAATGCTCTTTAAGAAAAGAGAATATTTTGCTCACTTTGATGTATGGTTAAACCATAGGGGTATTACTAAACAGAATCAACCACTTTGGGTACAGATGGGTTTAATAAAGGCTCAACAGAACACCGATAATATAATCAATTTAACTCCTGAGGAAATGAGAAGACATGAAGCACTAATGGCAATAAAATTGCAAGAGGCAGAGAATAGAGCTAAAGGTAAAGAAATTAAAAAGATAAGGTTTATGGAACGTACTAAGAGAAAGAAACTTGGTACTATGGTTAAAAAGTAGGAGGGGATTAAAATGGCAACACCAGGAAATTTAAGAAAGAATTTAAAAGACAAGGTTTTTAGAGGTAGGAATAACCCACTTTCTACTCTTTCTGTAACCTCTACAGGAACAGGATTAGGTTCAGTTAATTATGTGTTGGGTCAAATGGTATTAGATAGTTCTGCAGGTGATTGGTTTTTATGTACAGCTACTGCAGCTGCTGGTACTTGGGTTCAAATTAATGCGTAAGGGTTTAAACTATGGGAGAGCAGTTTCATTAATAGTACTGTTCTCCCTATATATTGGAGTAATTGCTATGGCAAATAATTATACTCAAGCCTTAGGAGAATATCCTTATACAAATGAACTAAGAAGTTCAGAGGGTTCTAGACCTAAGAGATATATTGATCCTGGTGTAAATAAAGAAGCTATAGGCTATGGTCATCTTATAGAAGGTGAGGCAAAATATTCTATTTTAGCAGCTCAACTTGGATTTAAAGACAAGGAAAATCTTACTGAGAAAGAAAGACGTACCTTGTTAAAGTATGATGTAAATTTAAGACGCACAGCAATGAGTAAGGAATACCCAGAAAGTTCTCAAGGAATTAGAGATGCAATGCTTACTGTGAGATATCAATTTAGTCCTGATGGTTTTGATGACCACTTTGGGGATGCATTAAGAACTAATAACAAGGAAGCTTTAAAAATAGAACTTGAAAGATTAGGTAAAGTTTTCAAGGAAAGAAAATTAGGTGGGGTGTATGATAGGTGGAAGAGAGTACAAACTAACTTAGATAGTTTGGAGGAGTAAGTTATGGCATTAACACGTGATGAATTTGTAACAGAGATATGTGATACAGTTGGTAAAAGAGTAAGTGCTAGTTCTATTTCTGGTGCATCTCTTGAAACTAGAGTTAGGAACTATCTTAATTGGGCTCAGAAACGGATTGCTCGTTTTTATAGTTTCCATGAGCTTAATGTGTTAACTGAAACTCCTAAAACTGTATCAGGCATTAAGAGATATCCCTTTAGTGCAGGCACATCTAACTTCGGACTTACCCGTCCTAAAGATATAAGTTCCATTAGACTAATCGATGGAGCATATTCTAGGAAAATTACTAGATGGAGTACTCGTAAGTTTGATACTAAGTATCCCTATCCTGCACAATATTCAGGTGGAAGACCATCTATCTATATGCGAGATGGTGACAATATAGAATTCTTTAAAATTCCTGATGCTGCTTATACCCTATATATAAGATATCCTCAATGGGCTACCGACTTTAGCAGTGGTACTCAATCCTCAGACCTTCTTAATAAAGACCAGTTAATTATAACCACAGGGATATTTGAAACATACTTTGCATTAGAAGAATATTCTGACGCTAAGATATGGTATGCTAAATTTCTAGGTCAATTGAGAGATGCAGTACGGTCAACTGGTGATATAGATTGGGAACCCCAAGCTGACCCACAAGGAGACGAGGAATATACATCTGGGGAACCTTGGATCGACCCCTATGGTGGAGTAAGTGATCCATTATATGGATATACAGAATAAGGAGGCTTAAAATGGTAAAAGGAGAACATGCAATATGTCATTATACTACTTCAGCAAGTGTAGTATTATCAACTACAGCTTGTTCATTTATGGGCATGCACGCATTTGCAAGTGCTGCCTGCACAATAACAATAGCAGATAGTGCTAGACGTGTATTTTTAGGAAGTACTGATGCTGGTGGTTTCATAGTAATTCAATCACCTGTACCTGTAGTTTGTACTGGTGGACTTAGTGTTACGGATTCTGGTGGTGGAAATTACTTAATTTTCTATGGGAAATAAAGCATACGTAAGTTCAAAATTTGAACTTATGAAAAGGAGGAATTGATGGCATTAACTAAAAGAATAAAAGTAGGTGGGGGGTATTACAAGGGATATAAATGTGTAGTAAGTTCTGCAGCTGCTGATTACAGTTCTGTTATAGTCAATACAAGTGGAGCAGCTATGAATGCTTTATCTGTAACTCCAGATGAATATGGTTCTGGGGATACGATAAAAGTCGTTCATTATAATGATGCCTCAGGTACGGGAACTGTTCTAGCTATCCTTGCTGAGGACATCAACAATGTAGGAAAAAATGCAAGTATAATGTTTGATTTTCCTGCAGCAGAGCTAGTAAATAATGGAGAAAGTGTAAAATTTACATATACAAATGCTGCAAGTGTTGCAATGAATATATATCTAATCGCAGAGTTTGTAGGATTAAAAAAGACAGCTTAAGGAGGCTGAATTATGGCACATGGAATAAGTGGACCTAGTGAAACAAAACCGAAATCAACTATTACTAAGGCTAAACATCAAATAGTAATAGAAGACATTGTAGTGCAAGAACGGACATACACAGTACCAGTTCCAAAGCTTGAATATGTTCCTAAGGAAGTTCATTATGAAAAGCCTGTTATAACAGAGAAAGAGACCATTAAGTATAATACGAAAGAGGAACTTACTACTAAGTATAATGTTCAGGATGAAAATACTATTAGATATAATCCTGTAGATGTACAGTGTGAAAAACCAGTTCTTCATGACCACGTTTATGAAAGACCTGTTATTAAGGAAGTACCCTATGAGAAACCAGTTATACATGAGAAAATATATGAGGTACATAGTGTTAAGAATATAGATGAATTTAAAAATTTCATTGAAGAGATAAAGAAACTCAACGCAGAGTTGCCTAAGTTAAAAGCTCATTTAGATAGCCTAAAAGAGTACAAGTTAATAGAACAAGTTGTAAGAGTTCCAAAACTTGACTTCTTTACTACTAAGGTTGAAAGGATAGAATGGGTTCCTGTTAAAAGAGAAAAAGAAGGGTTGATAGATTAAGGAGGTACATAATGCCTATAGGTGTTGGTGGAGGTTCAGAACAATTTGTAATTTCTCATGATTCAAGATTTCAAGCATATGTAGTTGCTACTACTAGTGCTGCAGGGGGGGTTATTGTTCAGGCATCTGGAGCACATACTTTATATGTTACTGATGCTGTTATATCTGTGGATGGACCAAAGGATGTATCCCTTGCAAGCGAGACAACTGTATTTGCTAAAGCCTATCTTGCAACAAAGGGTGGTTTTGTATTTAGTATGGTTAATCCTTATGTGTGTAACTCAGCAGAATCATTAAGAGTTATTCTTAGTTCAAGTGGTGATTGTGCAGTTAGTGTAATAGGATATACGGTAACATAATGAGTGAAGTAACTTATTCTTTTAATGCTTATGATTCTGGGGGAGAAGTGTGGGATACTAATCCAGCAAATATGGTTGATGGGAGTGAAGATACTTATGCAAGCACTTGGTGGGACACAGATATAGTTCAACTTTGTACTGGGAATACTTGTGCAGGAACTAATTTAGGAACAATATCAAAAGTAGAAATAAGATCATTGAATTGGGGTTCTCAGATTGGTATATCTTGTACATATAGACCTGTATTTGGTGGAATAAGTGATGGTGATGATAATACCCAAATAATGCAACCACCTGCTGTGCAGGCTTGGGGAGATTATATAGATATAACTTCAAATACTAATGCACCTGGAACTTGGGATTGGGATGATGTTGATAATTTAGATTTAGATGTTCAGGTTACTACAGGGTCTTTTAAAACTGCATATATGTGTAAAATAGAAATCCGAGTAACTTATGAAACGTTAGCAGGTGGAGCTACTGGTTCAATGACACCACGTTCAAACTATTGGGGGGATTTATAATGCCTTTAGGATATGCACAAGTAGGAGATGGATATAAAGTAGGAGCAGGTTCACACGCTACCCCTATAACAGTAACCTCTGCCTTTGCTCAATATGTTGTAAGTGCAGGCAAACGTTCTGTAGAGATGATTAATGTAGGAAACCAAAATGCTTTCTTTGGAGGAAGTGGAGTAACCACAGCTAATGGGTTTCCCATCTATAGAAGAACATATAAAACCTGGAACAATGTTACATCTGGCTGGAACATATATCTATGTTGTGGTTCTGCTTTAACTACGGAAGTAAGGGTGATAGAATATGAATAAAAAAGTTTTAGCAATCTTAGTACTATCTTTATTATTTATCCCATCGGTTCTTGCACCTGTAGGTGGTGGGGGAAGTGCAGATGGAGGAGGTTCTCCTTATGCTGATAGTACTTGGATAGATGATTCTGGCAGTTATTACTCTGGTGATAATGTAGAGAGTGCTTTACAAGAGATAGGTGCAGGCACAACCTTAGATGATAAATATGTCAACATAATAGGTGATACTATGACAGGACAACTTCAAGCTACTACTCTTACAGACGGAACACTCTCTATAACAGGTGGAGTAGTAACAGGTGCTACCTTAGCGGCAGCAAGTAATGTTATAGAGGCTGATACAGTAATTACTATTACAGGGCTTGCCCCAGATACTGCT